ATTATATTCGTGATTGGTAGCTCGACATCCTCTAAATAATTAGCTCCTGTTTAGCGTCCGTTGGGCTACCGTAATCCCACATTCCCATTCCCGTTTCGTCGTCCACCATCCATCATTTGTGAATCACGGATCAGGAACCATCCAGCTCCAGGCACGGCAGCTCACCAACCCCGTTCCCGTATTCAACATCTGTTTGACAGAAGAAGAAACTTCATATGTAAAGTTCCCCCTGTGGAGGCAGCTGGAAATTTTTTTATCAAACGCTTGACATCTGGTAATACCTATCTTATATGCATGGGATAATTAATAAGGAGCTAAAATGAAAAAGAAAAAAGAAAAACCCGCTTGGGGTTGGGTAGATGATGATCATATATCTATTCTTTGGAACATCGAAGACGTGCAGACTCAAGCTAAAATTAATGGTCTTAAACTTACAAAAGCAGAATGCCGTGAGGTTCTTGATGCGTGCTTGGACGGCCACGATGCAAATTACGGAATCTCTTGGGACACCCTTGATTACCACATTTGTGATCTGTTCGGTGACCGGATAGGAAAAGCCGCTTGATTTTTGTCCCTGTAATTATTGTCGCCCTGCTGGTCTTTCCCCGCGCAGGGCAGCTGGTTCTTCTACTATTATTGCTGATGCTAATGTAATCCCGTTCCCGTTTCCCGTCCCGTCGACCGTGGATCCCGTTCCCGCTATGAAGAACTGGATGCCAGCTCAGGAGCTGACGGCAGGAAGTTCCCCTCAGGCACGGGGGAAGCTGGTGCTGTCAAGCAGAAATCGATGTGAATTATTTATCCACAATACAACTATAAAGTTAGTTCTAAGTATTGACTTTTATGATTGTCTTATTTACATAAGATAATGTGAGAGACACGGTCTTGTAAATTGGCTAGCCACTCTCACACTAACAACTAACAAAAGGAGCAAGTATGGGTTTTGATTTATTTGGTTTAAATCCAAAACTAAAATCAGAAAAGCCAGCGACTGTTGATTACAGAAACAGCACTGAAGAAGAAAGAGCAGAGTTTTTCGAAAAGATGGAAAAATTCGAAAAAGAAAATAAAGGTTATTACTTCCGTAATAATGTTTGGTGGTGGAGACCTTTGGCAAATTACATCATTGAACATACTGGTTGCGTGGACAGAGACGACGAGGACAAATGGCACGAGAACGGTGGTCACGAGGTTGATGAGGAGACTGCCAAAATGATTGCTCAACAGTTGAAACATTTAGTATCGACTGGACACACCGACAACTTTGCAAAAGAGCATATGGACGAATACGAAAAAGCTACTTTGCATAACGAGGCAGTTGATAAAAAGTTGAAGGAGTTCCAAGAGCAAATGGACAAAAAATATGGTGAAGATACTGCACCTGCTAGCTACAAAGAAGAAGATTATAAAATGTGGAATAGCATTTATAGTATGAAAAATTGGAAAGCCAGTTATCCTTTTAATGTGGACAATGTGAAAGAGTTTGCAGAGTTCGCTGAAGAATCTGGTGGATTTACTATTTGCTAAAATAATTATTGACGGGCAACTAACCGTTGCCCGTCGTTCCCGTTCCCATTCCCACTATCCGTCGTTGTTTTTTTAATTTAATAATAACAGTTCACCATCCGTCAGGACGCCAGCTCACCTGTTTCGAAGAAAGAAGATATGCAGGTAATCCCGTCCCGTTGCACACTGTTATCTGTTGTTGAAGTTTGTTTACTAAACAAAGGACCGGGGACCTGGATGCAGCTGGAAAAAAAATTTAAATTAACGCTTGACATTGGTCCTGAGCTATCTTATTTGTATGGGATAACCAACAACAGGAGTTAAAATGCGTGAAGTAATGTGGAAAGAAAAGAAATACATTATCCCTTTTGATGTGAATCTAGAATGGGATAAAGATCAGGAAGTAGAAATTAGAAACAGATTCAGTGGAGAGCTTTGCAAGCTGCCTTGGTTCGCTGCTGCTGTTTACGATTTAATCATGGGCTCTGAACGTTTTGAAGACTGGAACACGCATCGTGAAGGTTTGGATTGGTTCATAGAAAACTTTCCAAATGAATACATGACGTTACTAGACTGAAATAAAATTAACTAAAGGAGGAAACATGAAAGACCCGTTACAAAAGTGGATGGATAAACATATGATCATTATGACTCTGTCCGGTGACCAGGAGCAGGAGAAGAGACTGAAGACGGATGTGCAGAATGCCGTACGTAAAAAGCTTACGCAACAAGATACTAAATCATTTGGTCGACACGCGCCCGCGAAGAAGGAATGATTTGGATATCGGCAGCCGCCGTTTATCTACTGGGATTCACTAGGCTCGGCCAGCTACTTCTGTTGATGTGGCTGGCTTGGCTGATGGTCTGAGATCCCGCTCCCGTTTGCAATGCCGTTTCCCGTCCCGTTATTAATTAATAACAATACGGTGACTCAGGAAGCAGATGGTGTTCCCTGTGCCATGCGAGATGGTGCTGGTGCTGGTGTTGGAATGTGTTGGGGTTGGATAGATTAATCGGTTTGATTGAATGTTGTAATAATACAACATTAAAAATAATTGTGGATAACTTTAAAATAGTTATTGAAATAATTATCTTATGCTAATAAGATAGCAATTGTCATTAATAACTAACAGAAAGGAAAACAATGACAAAAGCAAAAGTAAAAATAGAATTATCAACTAAGAATAAACAGTTGATAGTTCTTGCATGTGACTTGTTAGAGAAAAAAGCTGAATTAACTTCTGACTGGAATAGAATTATAAAGCCAGAATTAGTTCAAATTTTTGATTTGTTAAAAACAAATAATCTGACAATTCAAAAAGAAAAGTTTATTTATTCTATTTCTAAAGACGTTAAAGAAATAAATATCTTTTCACAAGAGGACTTTAAAAAAGACAATATGGACTTGTTTAAAAAGTTCTCGACAAAGTCTATTCGAACAACATATACTCATGACATTAAGGAGTTAATATGAAGAAGTTCGAATTAGAAAAACTTAACCAGATTGTTTCATCTGACAAGACAAGCGATGAGATAATCATAGAGTTAAAAAAGCAAATCGATTTGTTTAAAAATAAAGTTCAGTATATCGATTGGCAATTGTTGGCTAGTTATTTAGATTCAAAGATATTTGAGTTTATAATAGCAAACCAGAACGATGCTAAGATAGCTAACTTTGGAATGGAATTGTCGCAAGATTTAGCTGACAAGTTCAATGTACAAAGGGACATAGCTAACAGTACACAACACTAGATAGCTGACCAATAACTAGGGCGATTAGTACTCGCCCTAGTTGTATCCTAGTATCTCTTTCCCTGCCCACCTATTAAAGCCCACTTCCAACACCCTACACCCCCTAAATCGTTTGTATGGAACCAAAGATGTCGACTTGTGCAAACGTTGACACAAATATATAGTGGATTTTACTTATGGATTTGGAATTAATTCCTAGAGAAAAATTAATTAAAACCGCAGAATATCTTAGAGCACAAAAGATACTATTAGCCAGAGATAATTTCCTGTACTTTGTTAAGCAGGTATGGCCCGATTTTATTTGTAGAGAGGCTAAGGAACCTTCTGAGTGGGGGCACCATCAAATTATTGCGGATAAGTTAACTCAAGTTGCTCAAGGAAAAATTAAAAGATTAATTGTTAATATGCCACCTAGGCATACTAAATCTGAGTTCGCATCCTATTTATTTCCAGCTTGGATTATGGGACTCCTGCCCAAGTCAAAAATTATGCAAGTTTCCCACAACGCAGAATTATCTTTTCGATTTGGTAGAAAAGTAAGAAACTTGATGCAGGGAGAAGAATATAAAAAAGTTTTTAGTAATCTAGAATTATCTGAGGACTCCAAAGCAGCAGGTCGTTGGGAAACAAATCATGGTGGAGAATATTTTGCTGCCGGTGTTGGTGGAGCCATCACAGGACGAGGTGCTGATTTTTTAATCATTGACGATCCACATACTGAACAAAACGTTATGTCAGAGAATGCTATGGATAAAACTTATGATTGGTATGTGTCAGGACCTAGACAGCGTTTACAACCTGGCGGAGCTATTGTTGTTGTTATGACAAGATGGGCAACAAATGATTTAACAGGACAGCTTCTTAAGGCACAAGTAAATGAGAAAGCTGATAACTGGGAGGTAATACAATTTCCAGCTATATTAGAATCTGGAAAACCAGTATGGCCAGAATATTGGAAAGTTGAAGAATTAGAATCTGTTAAAGCATCTATACCTCCTCAAAGATGGAATGCACAGTATATGCAAAATCCAACTGCGGAAGAAGGTGCGTTGATCAAAAGAGAATGGTGGATTCCTTGGAAAGGACCTATACCAAATTTAGAATACATAATTCAAAGTTATGATACTGCATTTAGTAAAAAAGAAACTGCAGACTACTCAGCTATTACAACATGGGGAATATTTAGACCTAGCGAAGATTCACCACCTAGTTTAATTTTATTAGATGCTCTTCGTGGTCGTTATGAATTTCCTGAATTGAAATCAATTGCATTAGAACAATATAATTATTGGAAGCCAGAGTCCGTGGTCATTGAAGCAAAAGCATCTGGTATGCCATTAATACAAGAATTACGTAGAACAGGTATTCCAGTAATAGATTTCGTCCCTGGTCGAGGAAGGGATAAGCATTCTCGTGTTAACGCATGTTCCCCTGTCTTTGCATCAGGAATGGTTTATTACCCTGAAGGAAAACAATTTGCTTTAGAAGTTATTGAAGAATGTGCATCATTCCCTAATGGAGATCATGATGACCTTGTCGACAGCACTACCCAAGCTGTGTTAAGATATAGGGAAGGCAACTTTATCAGTGCTCAACATGATTTTGTAGAAGAGCCTCAGCCAAGGCTGCCAGGGGAATATATTTATTATGGGTAAAATTAAAAAAGAAGTAAAAGAAGCTGTTAAACAAATTGCAGATAAAACTTCTGATAATAGAATTTATACTACTAAAATAGGGCCGGTGGACGTCGGAACAGGGTTCAGTAAATCAATTAATCCAGAAGAAAAAGATAAACCATTTTTATTTGCAGGAAAAAGAAATCCAGAAGATGGTACATACGGATATGCTAAAATTGGATATGGTAAGGATAAACAAGTCGGATTTGGAAAAACATTTAACGAAGGTCAAGGAAGTTTAGGAGTGGATGTCGGTAAAGAATTTATTGGTATTGGTGGATCATATAATTTTAGAAAAGGTGGCATTGCAAAAGGATGTGGAAAAGTTTTAAAAGATCGTAGAAAAGTAACTAAGTATTACTAACATGGCTGTCCAAAATTACGACTATTATCCAATAGTAGATCCAGATACATATCTGAATGAACAGCAAGAAAAATTAACTGCCGAACAGTTTGAAAAGAATAAACAAAAACTTTTATCTGGCATAGCGTCCGTTGGCTACGATGTGTCGCCCGTGGTCGGTGAAATAAGATCCCTACAATACGCACAAGACGAAGCAAAAAATTTAGTAGAGAATGTTTTATCTAGTAATCCTGATAAATTAAAAATGGTTGCTCAAGGAGCCGGTATTGGTCTTGGCATATTAGGCGCTATTCCAATCGTGGGCTACGGAACACGGCTCGTGAATCGTGGTTTACAAAAAGCTTTTGAAGCATTTGGACCAGGAGCTAAAGCAGAAGAAGCTGTAGTTAGAACGGAAGGTCGTGCAACAACAGATGTCGCACAATCTTTACATGAAGGATTGTTAACGAATGATCGTCTTTTTTCAACATTTGTTAGAAATCTACCAGAGTACAGAAGAACTACATATGCAGATAATATCAGAGAGTATGAAAATCTTTCGCAAACTGAAAGACAATCTCTTTTAGGAAATAATCTTGATAATGTTTTTAATAGAGAAGTTGCTACAACAAGAACAGAAAAAGAAGCAGCCGCCGCATATAACGTTTCAAAACAAGAAAAACAAAATATAATTACTCAATTCGAAGAAGCTAAAAATAAATCAACTAAAGGTCAATTAATAACCACGGCCAACGAACCATATACCTTTGGACAAGGTACAATTAAAAATTTAGGAGAGAAACAAAAAAATGTTAGAGAATTTTTAGGATCCGAATCGTATGACATTATAGCAGCTTCTAATATGGCAAAGGCTACCCCTCAACAATGGATAGGCTTTTTAGCTAATGCAAGGCAAAAAGGAGTGAAGGCAGAGGAATTAGAAGACGCTGGTTTATTAATATTAAATGCAAAAGGAGAGCCTGTCGGTGGAGAATTATATACTATTTTAAAAGATAACCCTAATTCAGTAATTACTAAACAAGAAATATTAGCATCGATTGAAACAAATCCAGCGTTTAGTATGAAAGTTAAAGATTACGAATATCCTATTAAAGAAAATTTTTTAACGGATAAACTTCCTAATGTCACTGTATTAAATAATGAAGCTAAAAAAATTCTTAATGAAAAAATATTTCAAGTAACAAACGTTGCAGACAGAGCTCCATATAATAAATTAATGGAATCATTAGATTCTATCTCTAGTGTTAATGCTAGAGTGGCAAGAAATTTAGTTACAGCAGATCCAAAACAATATAGAGATCTGGCGTCAAAGTTAAATGAAATAGCTGCTACTCTTCCTCAAAATCAAGCACAAGTATTTAGAACATTAGCGGATGATTATTCTTCGTTTGCAAAAATGAATGAAGATGCAATTAAATTAGAAAAAATAGTTCCAAGACCAAGACATTCTGGTAATGCTCCTCCAGGAGGATATGATTACAGAGAAAAAGTAATTTACATGGACAATCCAATACCAGATAACTCGGACGCAAAAAGAGTTTGGAGTGTTCACTTTAATGAACCAAATCCAGTTGCTTTTACAAGGTATGATACGAGAGGAGTAAATCAATTCGGAGATACTTTTTTTGTATTTGAAATGCAATCAGATCCACACCAGACTATTAGTAAAGGATTTAAAAGATTAAACGATGCTGAAAGAAGAGCTACTAATATTCCAGGATCAGATCCAGTTAAAATAACTTCTGATAAAATGGTTAGAAACAATCCATACGCAACTAAAATACAAACAGAAGTAAATAAAAGAGAAAAGCAGGCTATATTAGATGATCTTAAAATGTATTCTGATAAACATGCAAAAACTCCATTAACTAACGATGAGATGTCAGCATTCATTAAACGTAAAACAGATTTAAAAATATTAGAAATGAAATCAATGTCTAGACCAGCAGATAATTTATCTTTAACACAACAAGTAGAAAGACATTATGGGGGAGATTTATTTGATACTAGAAAAAATGCATATGATTATTTTCCAATGGGAAGAGAAAGCACTTGGACAAAACTTGGGTTAAAAAGTTTAGTCAACTCTGCTCAAAGAGAAGGCAAGCGTTTTGTTGCGTTAGCTCCTGCAGAATTTCATCAATTACAAGTTAATACTAAATTTAAAATTGAACAATTTTACGGATTAGGTAATGGAGATTTGTCTGGTAAATTTGCTCCTAAGAATCCAGCATTAAAAAAAAATGAACAAAAAACATTTTTAGGTGGACCAGAAGGTTTTGGTAAGTACAGAAAAAATACAGCTAAAAAAGATGGACCAGAACCACAAGAAGGTTGGTATCCTGGAGAATTAGCAGGAGACGCAGTATTGCCAAAAGCAGCTAAGGATATTGTTAAAGAAATGGGTGGAAAAATAGAAGTTAAAAGAGTGTTTTTAACAGATCCTGCTAAACCATACAAAATAACAAGTGAGGGAAAACCTGCATATGCATTTAAATCTAAACTTGAAAGAGATGAAATGTTTTCTCAATTAGAGCCGTATGAACGAGGACTTAATAAACAGGACATTATTGATAACAATGATCCTAGTAATTTCGTCTGGAGTATAGTAATAGATACACAAGGAATGAAAAAAACACCTGCTAAAGGATATAGATACGGAGGATTGGTTAAAGCAAAAAGAGAGTTCTTTGCACCATTATTTTAATGTTTGATAAATTTATAACAGATTATATAAATAAAGGAACAGTTGCACAAACAGCAGTTCAAGAAAAATTAGGCGCTACTCAAGAAGCAGGACAAGGTATTGAAGGTGTTAGAAAAAAATATGGTGTAAGTTTTAAAGAAGGTGGTATAGTATCTAGAGGTCAAAAAAAAGCAAGATCTAAAACAACAAAATTATTTTAATATGGCTGAAGACGAATTAGAGATAGATCAATCAACAGGTGCTATGTCACCAGAAGATGTAACTACGGTAGTCGATGAGGATAACAATGTCATCGCTGGTGAGCCTTTGCCTGAAGAAAACGAACAAGAAGATTTTTATATAAACCTTGCTGAAAAAATAGACGAGAAAGAATTAAAAAAAATTGGAAGTCAATTAGTAACAGAAGTTAATTATGATAGAACTTCCAGAGACGATTGGGTTCAAGGATATGTTAAAGGTTTAGATTTATTAGGATTTAAATATCAATCATTGACTAGACCGTTTATCGGTGCATCAGGAGTTACACATCCATTACTTGCTGAATCAGTTACACAATTTCAAGCACAAGCCATTAAAGAATTATTACCAAGCTCTGGTCCAGTAAGAACAGAAGTACTTGGAGTTGAGACAGAAGAAAAACTAGAACAAGCTTCTAGAGTAAAAGATTTCATGAATTATATGTTAATGGATCAAATGGAAGAATACACACCAGACTTTGATCAAATGTTATTTTATTTACCACTAGCTGGATCTGCATTTAAAAAAGTTTATTACGATGAAATAATGCAAAGAGCTGTTTCTAAATTTGTTCCAGCAGAAGATTTAGTTGTTCCGTATAATGCATCTGATTTACAAGATGCACAAAGAATAACTCAAATTGTTAAGATGAATGAAAATGATCTTAAAAAAATGCAAATGTCTAAAATGTATTTAGACATAGAATTACCTAAACCTTTTTATGCTCAAAATGATGCTAAAGAAAAAGTTAATGAATTAGAAGGAATATCAGCTACACCAGAGACTGCTGAAGATATGTATAACTTAATTGAAGTACATACTTATTTAGATATTACAGGATTTGAAGAGGAAGGTGGAATTAAAGTTCCTTACATAGTTACAATTGATGAAGATTCACAACAAGTATTATCTATTTACAGAAACTATTCTCCTGAAGATCCATTAAAGAAAAGAAAAAATTATTTTATACATTTTAAATTTTTACCAGGACTTGGATTTTACGGATTTGGTTTAATTCACATGATTGGCGGTTTATCAAGAACTGCTACTTCTGCTCTTAGACAACTATTAGATGCTGGAACTTTATCTAATCTACCTGCTGGATTTAAATCTAGAGGAATGAGAATCAGAGATGACTCTGAACCATTACAACCAGGAGAATTCAGAGACGTAGATGCTCCTGGAGGAAATATTAAAGATCAATTTCAATTACTACCATTCAAAGAACCATCAGCTACATTATTTCAATTATTAGGATATTGCGTTGATGCCGGAAAACGATTTGCTTCAATTGCTGACATGCAAGTAGGTGATATGAACCAACAAGCACCTGTCGGTACTACAATGGCTTTATTAGAGCGAGGATCAAAGGTTATGTCCGCGATCCATAAACGATGCTACTATGCTATGAAGCAAGAATTTAAATTGTTAGCACAATTATTTGCAGATTATTTACCACCAGAATATCCATATGATGTATACGGTGGATCAAGAACAATTAAAGCACAGGATTTTGATAAACGAGTTGATGTAATACCAGTTGCTGATCCTGATATATTTTCAATGACTCAGAGAATACAAGTTGCTCAATCAGAATTACAATTAGCACAATCTGCTCCACAAATGCACAATGTACACGAAGCGTTTAGACGTATGTATGAAGCATTAGGAGTAAAAAATATTAATGGGATTTTAAAACCACCACCTGAACCACCACGACCATTAGATCCAGCAATTGAAAATACAGGTGCATTACAATTAGTATTACCTAAAGCATTTCCTCAACAAGATCATGACGCACACATTGCAACGCACATGGCTTTTATGATGAGTAGAATGGTACAGATTAATCCTCAAGTCTATGCATTGTTACAAGGTCATTTAATGGAACATGTTAGTTTAAAAATTAAACAACAAGTTTTAACTGACTTTCAACAGAATCAACAGATGTTGCAATTACAACAATCTGATGAAGAAGCATTCCAAATTGAATTTGATAATGAAGTTGCACGTAGAGAAGCAAAAATGACACAAGAATTGGCTCAAATGGAGACTGCTTTTGATGCTCAGAAAGGTCAAGATCCATTAATTGGTCTAAAACAGCGTGAATTAGACTTAAAAGCTATGGATATTCAAAGAAAATCTGTCGAAGAGTCTAAAAAAATGGACTTTGAGAGAAATAGATTCAGTGCACAGCAGACTTTACAAGAGGACAAACTTAATTTAAATGAAGAACTAGGAAAAAAGAGATTAAATTTGCAGGAAACTAAACTTAAACAAGATTTAAGCAAACCTGCTCAAAAAAAGGAATAAAAAATGGCTAAAAAAATGTCAAAATCACAAAAAAAAGTTGGAAAAGTAATGAGAGAATTTAAATCTGGAAAACTTCATAGTGGAAAAAAAGGACCAGTAGTTAAAAATAGAAAACAAGCTATTGCAATTGCATTATCTGAAGCAGGTCAGTCTAAAAAACAGATGAGATCTGGTGGAATGAGTGATGGTCAAGCATCCAAAGGATTTGGAATTGAAAAAAAACGTGGCGGTGGAATGGCTACTAGAGGAATGGGAACTGCTTTAAGAGGCGGTGGAATGGCTCAACAAGGAATGGGCATGGCATTAAAAGACGGCGGTCAAGTTAGAATGCACAAACAAATGGCAATGGGCAAAAAAATATTTTAATGAAATACGGAGCTAAAAAAGGTCAGTCACCTAAAAAACCAATTAAACAAAAACCAGTTAAAGCATTAACAGGTTTAGAAATTGCTCTTATTGGTGGAGCAGCAGGTTTAGCAGGATCGGCATTAGCTAATAGTGGAAAAAAATCAGAGGCAATGCCTTTGAATAATCCAGCAGCAATGATTGCTCCATTAAGTGGATTTGTTGGAAATAAAGAAGAAGAAAAAAAAGCTGAAGGAATGAGAAAAGGCGGATCGGTTAATAAACCTGGATTATGGGCAAATATCAATCGTAGAAAAAAACTTGGTATAAGCAGACCTAAATCTAAAACAACAATTTCAAAAGAAGCTTACGCAAATATGAAAGCAGGATTTCCAGATAAAAAAGCAGAAGGTGGAATGTCTGGTGGCAAAAGATACGGAGCCCCTCCTGAAAAAGGTCCTATGTCAGAAGGCATGAGAGATGGTGGTTCTGTTAGAGGACAAAAAGCAATTCAAGTTAAGAAAAAGGTATTTAGAGGAGTATTCTAATGCTTCCTGTATTAAA